AAGAAATCTGCTCCTGGACTTCTCGGTGAAAATGCCAGAAAGATTAATAGATTATTAGATAAACTCCGTGAAGGCGGAAAATTATTTGAAGGTGTTCCCTTTGGTGAAGTTAAATTATATATCACTAAAGATTACGACGTTGCTACGTTAGAAACTTTTACATCAAAGGATAATGATAACCTTATTCTTGCTGCAACAGAAAACGTCAAACAACGTGGATATGATAAAGTTAGGTTAGTAACTAAAGACCTGAATCTTCGTGTAAAAGCAGATTCTTTAGGAATAGAAGCAAATGATTTTTATTCTGATTACGCAGACGTAGATGAAGACTGGGTAGGCTGGAGAGTTTTAGAAGTAGAAGAACAGATAATTGATAATCTTTATCATAAAGGTCATTTAGATATGCAGTTAGATGTTTATCCGAATGAATTTGTTGTTCTGAAATGTGGTCAAAAATCTGCATTAGCTTTACAAACTCCACAATGTCTTCAGCTCGCACATTCTGAAGGTGATTGTAAAAAATTTACTGGGTGTTCTCCAAAAAATAAAGAACAACAGTTTGCCTTACAACTCCTTTCAGATACTGAAATACCTTTGATTACTATGACTGGGATGCCTGGAAGTGGTAAAACTTATTTAGCGTTTATGGCAGGTATTGAAGCAGTCAGTAGAGGTTTATATGAAAGAATTATTTACACGAGACCGATTCAGACAGTAGATAAAGGGCTTGGGTTCCTCCCCGGCGACATTGATGAAAAATATGCACCTTATCTCGCTCCTATAGAAGATAATTTTCAGAATGCTTTCGGTAATTTAGATTATTATCATATTATGAGAGATAAAGGACAGATAGATATTGCACCTATCTCATTTATTCGTGGTAGAAGTTTAAAAAATTGTTTTATTATTGTTGATGAATCCCAGAATGCAACTATTCATGAGTTAAAAACAATAATTACTCGTGTTGCTGAACACTCTAAAATAGTTTTAATAGGTGATACGAAACAAATCGATACAGTTTATTTAAACGAATCTTCAAACGGACTTACAATAGTTTCAGATAGATTTAAAAAGAGCAAGTTATCCGGCCATATACACTTTACTAAAGGTTATAGAAGTCGTTTAGCTTCTGAAGCAGATGAATTATTGGATTAAAACAATGGATGAGAAAACAAAATTAATTAAATATATTGAAGAAAACCCGAATCTTACTTACGAAAGTGTTTTGCATCTTCTGAAAACAAAAGAAAATGAAATAAATAAAAATCGTAATTTAACAGAGATGGGTCGTTATTTAAATGCATCTTATTTAACACCTTCAGAAACAGGAATGTCGTCAGGCAGGTGTCCGATTTAATTAGATTAGTGGGCATATTCTGCTCACTTTTTAATTAGAATAAAAAAAAATTTAAAAAAAAGTGTAATTTTTTTCCAAGTTTCCTATAATACATAATATATATATTATATAACAAATAAAAAATCGAAAGGAACTTGTTATGAATTACATCCAAACACTAAATGCTAACTTAATTACTGAAAATACTGAAGATAATGCAAGAAGAAATCTTGCTGTATGGAATCTTTATGCACCAATGATGAAGATTATAAATGATGAAATTGCTGAAAGATATGATTCATGGGGACCGAATTCTGATGAAGTTATTGCATGGAAAAACTCTAAGTTAGAAGAGATTACAGAATGGCAAAAACTTGCAGTAAATGCTTTGGTTGGTTGTGAATTAAAAGATTGCGAAGTTATCGTATGGAGAAATAAAGACGATGATGACTGTGAATATTCTGCTTCTTTCTCAAGACAGATGATGGTTGATTATTTAGATAATATTTCATATGATTTTCAGCCACAATGGGACGATATCGTATGGCAAGGTAAATTATCTGATATGCCTAAGGATATTGAAGAAGATTGTCCGTTAATTTTCAGCTACGACAGTTATAGTAATGAATGGGATGAGGTTATTACGAAAGGATTTTACATCGATTGGGAAACATGCTAAAAAAATAATCAAAAAAAATTATACAAGTTTCTAACTTTACATAATATATATAAACAGGGAGATAAATATGACACATCTAAATTTTAATTTCACACAGAACGAGGTGAAAACATTAGAAGCTGAAAGAATTGTTGAGGAGATGTATAAATTAGTATTAGATAAATCTAAAAAACTCTCAATGAGTGAATCTAATACAAAACTTTATATTCAAGGATTCATTAAAGCTGTTGCTACAACAATATCAATTGACCACCAACATACAATTAATAAAGATACTTGGGCAATCTCAAACGAATATATTTACACATTTATCAGTCGTTTCAGAGGCAAAGAACCTAAAAATTCAAAAGGTAATTATACAACTAATGGACGTATGGAAAATGTTTTAATGAATACTTTTCTTAAGAGAGATAATTCATACAAATACCATTCACCAAGTAGCATAACAAGTAGCACTTCTTGTAAATCTACATACGACTTACACCCACTTCTATGGGAAGCTATTAGATTAGAAAACTATATGGGAGTTGAAGGACGTAATTGGAAAGAAGTTTTATTAACTGAGGGAATCAAAGGAATTTCTTGGAATAAAAAGTCTGAGAAGGGTTCGATTCCACTATACGGTTTGACTTCTGTTAAACAGGTTTGCATCAATGGTGGTAATATATTAGATGTAGAAAGAAATGAAAACAGAGGAACAACGAATAACATCTATGGAATCTTACAAAAGGCTCCAACTAAATGGATTGAAAGATGTTTAAAGAAATTAAATACTCTTGAAAAGGGTGCTGAAAGATTAAAAACTCCTCTTAAGAGAAGAGGAAGATTATTACATATCGAAAGAATGAGAGATTATTGTAATGAGATTTACAGTAATGGTGGTTATTATATTGACTTTTACCGTAAAACATCATGTGGCCGTTTCTTTTCAGTCGGCATGACCTTACAGAATTTCTCTTCATCTATTCTTAAAACACTTTTTAGGGGTAATGGATATGAAATCGACCAATCAACATCTCATCCAACCATTATCAGAGACTTAGCTGGAGAATTCGGAATCTTTAATAAAGACGTAAATGAATATATCTCTAATAAAGATGAAATAATTAATCAAATCTGTATAGAAGCTAAAATGAGAAAGAATACTGTTAAAACACGTTGTATTCTCTCAACATGTTATGGTCATATTAATCAATACCATGCAAAACGTCATCCAGCTTTATGGAAAATCGTTCAAGGATTTAATTCCTTATTAAAAGACCTCAAAAACTTATTAGGTGAAGAAGTATATAACGTTATCTATAACGAAGAAGTGAATCGAACTGAAACGATTATTGATGCCTGTGGAGGTTGGGATAATTTACTTTGTTGGAGACACGATGGAGTTATAATGACCGAATTACCGAATAAAAAAATCAATTTTAACGTAAAAATTAATACACTGTAAAAAATATATATATAATATAAATAAAGGAGAGACATATTATGAGAAGAACATTAACACAAGCACAAAAGGACCATATCTCACGTTGTAATACTGGGAATACACATACCTTAGAAACTAAAAAAGCTATTTCTGAGAAAAACTCTAAATCTGTTAGAGGTGTTAAGATGGTTAAAGACGGAGCTCAACATAAAGTTAGTTATGAAGATATTTCAGATTACTTAGATAAAGGATGGTTTTTTAAAAGTAATAGAGTTTATATGAATGATGGAACAATACATATGCATAAACTGACATCAACTGTTGATAAATGGTTAGACCAAGGGTGGGAATTCGGAACTCTATCTCATCTGAATCAGAAAACATGTTTCCATTGTGGAGATAAATACATAGGAAGTTGTCCAAAACGAGGTTGTAATGACTAATATATCCGAGTTATTAGCTTCTTCTGAAGGTAGAAGAGCTTTATCTATAGCTTCTCCTGTATTCTTCGACTCATATTATCTTGGAATGCAAGCAGCTGACCATAGAAATAACTGGATAAATACTATTGAAGAGATGCAAAAAAAAGCGGAAGAAACTAATGAAAAACAGAAATTATTAGTTTTGGCACCTCGTGGTCATGGTAAATCATTACTTGCGATTAGTTATTGTGTCCGACAAATCTGTATGAATAGAAACGTATCAATCCTATTTATTTCAGCATCTGCAGGTCAGGCAGAAAAGAGAGTTAGATTAATAAAACAATTCCTTGATTCTGATAAAATAAAAGAAGATTGGGCAAACGGTGAGGATATTCCGACGTTTAAAGGTGAAGATACTAAATGGACATCAACACAGTTATACGTTAAAAGAGACGGAACAGGCGTAGACCCGACCTTAGAAGCTATTGGTAGTGGTGGTAAAATAACAGGAGCGCACGTGGATGTTGTTGTTATTGACGACTTAGAAGATGATTTAACTACAGCTTCTCCAGGTGTTCGACAGAAAACAAGAGATTGGTTAGCTGCGACAGTAACACCTATTCTGAATCAAGGTGGAATGATGTTAGTAATTGGGACAAGAAAACACGAACAAGATGTTTATGCACATATGAAAACTGACCCAACTTACAGAGTAATCGAAGATAACGCAATCCTTCAGTGGCCAGAAAGTTATGATTACGTAACAAAAGTAGATGATAAAGGCAATGAATACTTAGATAAAGTTTCAGTTAAAGGGGAATATCAAGTCCTATGGCCTGAATTTAGACCTATAGAATATTTACTTATGGAAAGAAGAAGTATGGGTTCTCATCTTTTCGCAAGAGAGATGCAGAATCAAGTCCAATCTGAAGATGATGCAATAATTAAAAGAGATTGGGTAGATATAGCTAAAAGAAGTAGTTATTCTTTTGATTTAAATCCTCCTATAAATTTAGAAGAATGCACAGTAGTATGTGGTTGGGATTTATCTATTGAAGGAGATAAAAAGAAAGCCCAAACCAAAGATACGGATTATACCTGTGGTTGGACTTTAGCAAGAGATAAAAATGGTGTTATATGGATTTTAGATATGTTTCATGAACGTGGTATAACACAACAACAGATTATGGATGCAATAGTTTCTATGTATGAGAAATGGTCTGATTATGTTAAAGAAATATGGGTAGAAAAAAATTCTTTCGGTGCGTTATATGTTCAACAACTTCAGAAAACATCATTACCAGTCAAACCTGTTGTTATGACAGCAAAAAATGCTTTACGTAATTCAATCCATCATATCGCCGTTTTATTTGAAAATCAATTGATTAGATTACCTTATGGTGATAATTACTGTCAAAAGAAAATAGATATAATGTGTGATGAAGCTGTCGGATATCCACGCGCTGCTCATGATGATACATTAACTTCATTAGTCCATGCATTAGATGCAGTAAAGAAAGTAGGGAATACATACGTTATTGCCGTTGGAAACAAAGTTCTCGACCATATGGGAAATATAGTTGAAGAAGAAACTAATAACGATGTTATAACAGAAGCATTGAGAGGAATAGGAATTACCAAAACTGAGAAGTTTGATTCTGACGACCCATTCGCAAGTCGTTTTACAGGTTTATTCGATTGATTCGTCCATAATGTCTCTAATTACATGTTGAAAGTGAATAGATTTAGCCACTTCTTTACATTTTTCTTTAGCTTCTGATGGACTGAACATACCACTATCAACTAACATACCGTATGCAACTTTTTCTAATCCACGATAAAACACATGTCTCGCAGTTGCAGTATTCATTTTATAACCCATTTCAGTTGCCTTCTCAGCGACATTTTTATATGGGACATAATCTTCATCAACAACATATTTATTTTTACTCATAAACTCTCCTCTGTAATTATTTTACAAGTTTTTTAACTGTTCTGCATATAAATATATACATATTATACTTTCTTTTCAATAAACGTTAAAATAAATACAAAAAAATATAATAAAAACTAAAGTTATGAGATATATAATATATGATATGTATAAATGTATTGGGTGCCATAAATGTCATTATTCACTATAAACCCCTCTTTGTATTCATTTTCTGATGGAGAAGAGAATAAAATAGACAGTAGCAATATAGATAATATAAAATATTGCGGATATACTTATACATTAATAGTAAAATTCTCTGGAGGCGGAGTATATTTATATTCTTCAGTCCCACATAGTGTCGGAAGAAAGTTTTTATCTGCTGAAAGTAAAGGACGATTCTTAGCAAGAAAGATTGTTGGGAATTATCCGTATAAAAAATTAGATTCATAATTCACGCACACTCTTATAGAGTTGCAACACTAAAACATTTTTTACATAGAAAGGACTTTAAAAATGGCTGGTGTAAAAGTTAGAAGATTTACTCTCGAAGCAGCAGAAGCTGTAAATAACCAAATCGAAATCACACTCGACGCTTCAAACTTAGGATTCAATCCAAGTCAGGAGTTTTCACGTGCTCAGATTGCATGTAATGAATATGATGCTGCTGGGACATTCACCGTTGCTTTCAGACCTGCTGGTGCTGATAGTTCGTTTTTCCTTCCATTCGTTTCACAAGAAGGTGAAAACGCAGGAGCAGGAGAAGACGTTGTTATTATAGGACGTGATGAAGACCCATTATTTGACGCACTTAAGATTGTTTTCAGTGGTGTTCAAGCCGTTGATGTTGATTTATATGTGGGTTTCATAAAGAATTAATCTAAATTAAAAACGTCAAGAAAGGAATTAATTTAAAATGGCAATTTTAACAAGCAAAAAGACAACAGGCTCTACCTCCCTCGCGGGTCCAGTTAGGCTCTCCACCGACGTAGAAGCTTCTGACGGACTCAGAGATGACTTAGCAGTTACACCTGCTGGACTAAAAGCCGCTCTCGACGCACTTGTTGATGGAGCTCCTGCCGCGTTAGATACGCTCAACGAGTTAGCCGCAGCAATGAATGATGATGCCAACTTCTTCGCTACAGTTAATACAGAACTTGCAGATTTACAGACACAAATCAATACTCTTGCAGGTGGTAATATCGGTGGTCTTCAAACAGAGATTGATGACACACAAACTGGAGCTGGATTAGCAAGCGACGGGTCATATACTGCGCCTTCAACTTCGAATTATCTATCCGGAGCAACTTCATTAAAAGATGCTGATAGTTTATTAGACGCACAAATCGCTATAAATACTGCAGCAATTGCGACAATGGGAACTTCCCAAACTATTGCTAATCTTCAGTCAGAATTAGATGATACTCAAGCTTCTGTCGGATTACAAACAGATGGAACGTTAGGAACTTGGGCAAATACAAATTATTATTCAGCTTCTGCGACAATCAAAGAAGCTGTTGAAGGTGTTGATTCACAGGTCGCAACAAATACTGCTGCTATTGCGGGTCTCGGAAGTTCTTCAGCTATTACAGCTCTTCAATCAGAATTAGACGATACTCAATCAGCAGTTGGTCTTCAGACTGATGGGACTTTAGGAACATGGGCTTCGACTAATTACTACTCTGCATCTGCATCTATTAAAGGTGCTATTGAAGCATTAGATGGTCAAGTATCAGGAAATGCTTCTGACATTCTTACAGTAAATGGTGTGGCAGTCCAAGCACAGTCTGATAATACAGCGCAGAATACTGCTGTTGGACTTTCTTCAACTGGGACATATGTTTCACGAAGCACTTCAACAAATTATCTTGGCAGTGCAACAAGTATTGTTGGTGAAATTACTGCGTTAGATACACAAGTTAAAAGTAATGCAGACGCTATCTCATCTAACGACACAGATATCGCAGCCAATGTTTCTGCTATAGATACTATCGAAGCTTCAGTCGGATTAAATACTGACGGGAGTTATTCTGCGATTAGTGGAGCAAATTATGCGACGTCGTCATCAACTCTTAAAGCTGCTGTCGGACAATTAGATACACAACTTAAATCAACTCAGGATGACCTTGATACATTAGAGACAACCGTTTCTAATCTTCAGACAGGTGCTCCTAACCAATCAGAAGTTGATGCTATCGAAGCAAGTGTCGGTATTAATGCAGATGGGTCTTTCTCAGCAAATACATCTGGTAATTACATTTCAACAGCAACTTCTGTTAGAGGTGAGATTAATGCTCTTGACGTTCAATTAGATACTACACAAAGTGATTTAGATACTGCAGAAGCTGCTATCGCAACACTCCAAAGTGATGTTAGTGGTAAAGCTTCTTCGACTTCTGTATCTACTCTTCAATCTGAAGTTGATACAACTCAGACATCTATTGGGATTAATTCAGACGGGTCTTTCACTGCTAACTCCGGAGGAAACTATATCCAGTCTGCGACTTCGGTTAGAGGAGAAATTAATGCTCTCGATACTCAAGTTTCTACGAATGCTGGTGATATTTCTAATCTTTCTTCTACTGTTTCTACTTTAACAAGTGGAAGTTCTTCAAATGCTTCGGATATCGCATCATTACAGAGTGAAGTAGATGCAACTCAATTAGGAGCAGGATTAGGAACAACTGGTGCTTACGCTGCGAATAGTGGAAGTAATTACTTAACTGCTGCAACTTCGTTAAAAGATGCTGATAATAAACTTGACGCACAGATTAAAACAAATGCAGATAACATTGCACTTAAGGCTTCTTCAAGTGATTTAACTTCATTAACATCTCGTGTTTCTACTAATGAATCTGATATCTCAACTGCACAAAGTGATATTTCACAAAATACTTCAGATATCGCAGCAAACCTTTCAGCTATACAATCTAATGATTCAGATATTTCTTCTTTACAGAGTGGAAAAGCTGATACTTCGGTTACAACTGCACTTCAATCTGAGTTAGATGCAACTCAAACTGGAGCAGGATTATCTTCAGCAGGTGCTTACTCTGCACCAACTTCTTCTAATTACCTAAGCACTGCAACTTCATTGAAGGGTGCTGATAGTTTATTAGATACACAGATTAAGACAAATGCAGACGCTATCGCAGTTAATGCTTCAGACATTGCTGCTCTTAGTGGTGGAAGTGGATTAAGTGGTATTCAAACTGAATTAGATGATACACAGACCGGAGCAGGTTTATCCTCAACAGGAGCTTATTCAGCTAATTCTTCAAGTAATTACCTTACAGCTGCGACAAGTCTTAAAGATGCAGATGATAAATTAGATGCGCAGGTTAAAACTAATGCTGATGCTATCTCTGCGGAATCAACAACACGTGCTTCTGCTATCTCTTCAGTAAATAGCACTATCTCAACTCTTCAGAGTGAGGTTGATGCTACACAAACTGGTGCAGGACTTACTTCTGCTGGAGCATATGTTGCTAACTCAGGTGCTAATTACATTTCTTCAGTTTCTTCTCTGAAAGCAGCTGATGATGCATTAGATACTCAAATTAAGACTAACGCAGATAATATCGCAAGTAATGATTCTGATATCTCATCTCTACAAAGTGATGTTGCTACTAAAGCTTCTTCATCTACAGTTTCTGCATTACAAACTGAAGTTGATGCGATAGAAACTGGTGTTGGATTAAATTCTGATGGAAGTTATACTGCATTGACTGGAAACTATAACACTGCTTCAACTCTAAAGGGTGCAGTTAGTGGTATAGATACTCAGGTTAAAACAAATGCAGATAATATTGCATCAAATGATACAGATATCGCGACTAACGTTTCTGCGATTGATACTATTGAGGCAAGTGTTGGATTATCAACTGCTGGTGCTTATGTTGGTCGAAGTGGAAGTAATTACCTTGATACTGCTTCATCTGTTGTTGGAGAAGCTACTCTGTTGGACGCACAAGTTAAAACGAATGCGGACGCAATAGCACTTAAGGCTTCTTCAAGTAGTGTTTCTGCGCTTCAAACAGAAGTTGATTCTGTTGAAACTGCGGTTGGATTAGCAAGTGATGGAACATTCTCTTCCTTCAGTGGTCAGAATTACATCAACTCTGCAACAACTATCAAGGGTGCTATAGAGTTATTAGATGCTGCGATTAAATCACGTCAGGATAATATAGATTCTGAAGCGACAACAAGAGCAGCAGATGATACAACTCTAAGTGGTAAAATCGATACTGTTGAAGCGAGTGTTGGATTACAACCAGACGGAAGCTTAAGTATTACTGGAACAAACTATCTAAACTCATCATCAACTGTTGTTGCAGCTTTAGATACACTTGATACAAATCAGAAATACTTAAGAGATGTTCAGGATAATTTACGTGGAACGGTTGGAAGTGGCTCAACAGGTTTGTTAGGAACATTTAGTTCTACAAACTACATTGGCTCTGCTTCTTCACTTAAAGCTGCTATCGAAGCGCTTGATACACAAGTTAGTTCGAATGCTTCATCTATCTCTTCATTGGGAAGCTCAAACATTGCTGCTCTCCAGACTGAATTAGATGATACACAAACTGGTGTTGGTCTCGCAAGCAATGGTGATTATGTTTCAAGAAGTGGAACAAACTATCTCGACAGTGCAACTAACGTTGTTGGAGAGATTACTGCTCTTGATACTCAGGTCAAAACAAATGCTGATAACATTGCTACTAAAGCTAATTCAACTACAGTTTCAGCACTTGATTTAAGATTAACTCAAATCGAGCAAGCTGGTGGTGGATTATGGATGGATGATTCTAATAACGATGAAGTTTATTACGGATTCGCATTGGAAGATTTCAAATCACATATCGGTCCATTCGAAGTTAAATTAGGTGGAGCAAATGGATATATCAGAGCTTTGGTTGCTTCTTCTTCAGCAACAACAGACTTAATCATGTATGATACAGTCGCTGAAAGAGATGGAGACCGACACTTTGACGTCCATCCAACAACTGGAGACGTTATCTTCAAAGGTAAATACGCCTAAGAGTTATAGATAGGTCATACACCTATCACGTTTTTTATCTGTAAAAACTTCTCAAACTGCATATATAATAATGTATGTTTGAGAAAAGACCTCAAAATAATTTAACGAAAAACATATTTTGCTTAATATATAGAATAAAAGGGCGAAACTTGAATAAACCTCATATCTATAAAATTACTAACAATATAAACGGTAAATACTATTATGGTGTTCATAATGGTAATAATACTGAAAATTATATGGGAAGTGGTCTTCTTCTTAAAAAGGCACAAGCTAAACACGGTATTGAAAATTTCAGTAAAGAGATTTTGTTGTGGTTTGATACTATTGAAGAAGCATATGAATATGAAGCAGTTATAGTAAATGAAAAGCTTATCAATTCTAATAAATGTTACAATATATCGTTAGGAGGAAACGGTGGAAGAC